ACCGTGGCCCTCTGGCAAATCCTTTTGCATTAATCGTACCTAGGCCCCTAACAGGAACTATTTCTCTATGAGTGCTATATGATATTGTAGATAACTCACCAAAAAATTTATAACTTCCAATCGCAGGAATGTAAATACCAGCAACTATGTCAGCACCAGAAAACACTCCATGCATAGGTAACTCGAGCCTAGGATTGCCACTGTATAATGCCATTGTCCAACCTCCCTTAAATAGGAAAAATGGGAGGAGAATTTTTATCTCCTCCCAAGCATTGTCAAGATTATTGACGGTTGCTTATAATGCCGTTATCTCCAAGAGGAGTTAGCGGTTTGATATCAGTAGCAACGAATGTACAGGCTTTCTCTTGTACTAAGTCGTCGATGCTAAGGCCTGAACCTTCGTTCAAGATTTGAACGCCATACATACCCATGCTGGCAGCTGCGCCATACTCGTTAGCCATCGAAATGGTAAGACTAAATGGCGGAATTTGGTCAGCATATCTGATGTTCTCGGCAGTCAACCTGCTGAACAAGTCGGTAACTTTGACTGTGTCTTTGTTCTGCAGAGTTTGGGAATAATATTGGTTCCAGTTTGCTGGGTTATACATATTGTTATAGTTAGACCATCCAGCGAGTTCTCCGCTCGCTTTGTAGAGGTTCGCGCTTGCACTATAGCCCCAATCTTTGAATTTGAGCTTAGAGCTCTTAACTGCGTTGAGTAGAGCATCTTTGTCAAAGGTCAGGAAGACGATAGTGCCAGAGATACCCCGTTTGTTCTTAGCAAAACCACGCGGGTTAGCAGAACCGAGGGAGTACAATGGAGCGACCTCTCTATGAACAGCGTATGTGATTGCTTGTACCTCGCCGAATACAACATCATTGATCATTACAATAATGTCGGCTCCAGCGAAGTTAGAATATGTTCTAACTTCAGTACTCATTAGAGTCTATTCCTCCTCATTATTTTAGATTATTGCTCTCGAGTCAAATTAGGGAATCTCCGAGAAACAGTTACCAAGATTCTCCGCAACTCGGATGGGATTTCAAGCTCTAGCTCGACATCGATGTCGCCGACAATACTGTTGTTTCCACCGAAGAACAGGTTGAATGTTCCGTTTGTAATAGCGCCGTTCTTGGCAAATGTAGCAATGACATCACTAATTGCTGTTTCAATAGAGTTAACATGCGGAATGTCAAGAGGCTCGCCGATGAACGGATCGGTAGCAGCACGAACAGCCTTCATTAAGCCATGGATGATTCTGACGGTAGATAGAGCCTGGAAGTCAGAGGTCGCAAGAGAGGCCAATAGGCCCTCGATAACTACAACTCCACGACCAACTTTGTACCGTAGAACAGTGAATTTGTTGTCTTTGAGAGCTTCGGTTTGGGCCGGAGAGAAGTTGTAGCGCAAGTTTGTAGCATTCGGGATGATTTTGTTAGTAGTACCAGACTGAACTGCTAAGCTACTAGCCAAACCAAAGTAGCAAGCCGGGGCAAGATTGATATAATTGCCACCAAAGGCTGTATCGTTAAAAATCGGTTCTCCTATAACGATATTGATATACCGACCAAGGTCAACACCGTCAACAACATAGGTGTTATCGGCTTCTACAAGTTTGTTGCAGAATGCGCTAATACCGGAAAGCGTAGTATCGGCCAACGGTTCTACTCCGACAACTCCGATGATGTCGTTATTTCTCTGAGCAGCTTCGAAGCAGAATTTAGCAAGCTCTAATGCGTCTTGCTTATCATATGTCGGAGTAGCTCCTCTGAATCCAACACAAACACCGAGCGGAATTACAAGATCCGCATCATATTCGAAGAATAGGTCGTATGCTTTTGCAAGCAGCCCACGATAACCTGTGCCATATGTCTCGCCCGTTAGATCGTAGGAACCTAATTCGGATATTAGCTCGTCGTCTCCGCCTTCTAAGAATGTTTCGATATTAAGAACATCGGCAAGCACAGCAGTGTCGGTAATGTCTTGACCAGTAGCAACAACGATCCGAAGATCTCCAGTGGCTTGATTTGCATTGATAGCAGTAGCTAAATCTTTGAGAGTTTTGATGATTGTTAAGTCATAGGTGGATGTTGCTTTTTCTCTATTCAATTTCGAATCTGCAACATTCCAAACAAGCAGTTTGTTGTCATTAACAAGCATCTTTACCTTATTGTATTTAGCGCCAGGATATTTACCAAAAGCCGTAAACAATAGTGTTCCTTCATGAGTAATTTCTTTGGAAGCATCTTTACCACTGATTCTGACGCAGGTAATATTTCTTGCTCCAGCATAGTAGGCCTCGCTAATAGCTGCGATCAGCAAAGGCGATCCGCATCCTTCGATTACTGGAACGGTTGGATTATCATAGACATCAACCGGAAAGTCTCCGAAGACTGCAAGACCATCAGCTGGACGAGTAATGGTTACCGGGGTTAGAACAGGGCCATCAGTAGCAGTACCAAAGATCAGAATCTCTTCAGTTATTGGCTCATTAGTGATAGCTACCGCAGGTTTCTTCTCTTTGTACTGGGTATAAACACCTGGAAGATTAGCCATTTATTAATTCTCCTCCTGTTTTAGTTTTACTTTGATTGTGTCAACTACCTGGTTAAAGACTTCAATCGTCTTCTCTATGTCTACTCTGTAGTAAACATACGAGGACACCAGATCTGTCCTCTGTGAAGAAGCAGTAGGAAGTTCTTCCGTTGCTTCTTGATATATCAGCTCACTTACTCCTAACTCTTTGAAAACTCCCGTGTAAGTGAGCATAAAATCTTCAAATTTATCTTGAAGCCTTTCCGTCTCAGGCCAATTGATATTCCAAATTCCAAAACGGACAATATAGGTAAATCTTTGCGAGAATATTGTGGTCTTCTGTTGAGGATTGTTGGAATCTGAAGTTATAGACCTGATTCGAGGCTTAATTTCTCTTTCTGCTCCCATGTCAGAAGGAAATTTTCTAATACACATATAGTCTATTATTGGAGGCTTGATATTTTGGAATGACTCATCTTGGATTGGATAAGCGTGGATTATTTCTGCGTCATGCAGGTAAACGAGCTTCCATGTTCGTTTTACAGTATCGGCAAAATCGGCAAAAGTAAAAATTGTACGTTTCTTAATTGGCGGAACCAAAATCTCTTGAAGCGTTTTTCTGTCTTCCATAGTGCATGAACTCCTTAACTGTTAACAAGAGGTAATCTGATGTAGAACGTTTGCGCTCTAACCGCTTCTCTTGGTTGTATCTCTACTTCTATGCTGAGATCTTTGCCGTCCGCCGATCTAAGAATGCTGTATGTTCCAGCAGAAATCTGATAGGTTTCTATTAGATTGTCAATGTATCCGCCAATGTAGCTATCGAGATGATCGATACTAACCGATACATTACCTATCATGTTTTCCAAGCCGATTTCTCTGATATGCTCAGCCACAGATTGCATAACTCTTATATCCTGAACAAGCGAGATTGAATTCTTTGACATAGTTACAGATGTTGCAACAGCAGCGCCGTTTTTGACAAAGTTTGTCATTGTGGCAAATCCTGCGCTGGCAAGAGTATCTATGTCATTATAACCATACGTGATTTCTATAGTACCAGAGTAGTCGTGAGCAACTACAGTTCCCTCATCGTAGTTAACAATGAAATCAACATACTCTTTAGATGAAGTTCCATCTAATCTCTTTGCAGAAACTGTGCCTTCAATTGGACGTCTTTTAAGCAAGTAGGGCTGGTTACTTAGAGCAACTATCTCTGTTTTGCTGCTGTTAAGAAGAGAGTATCGCAACTGAGGATTGGAGGCGATTCGCTTGTTAACAGGACTGTGTCCTGGCAACACAAGCGAAAGCAATGCGGCGTATGTTGCAACCCCATCTGAATATCTCTCTTTTGTAGTTCCTTCAAAGAGCAACAACTCTGTAGCCATAACACTGAGATAATATCCTTCCTCCCAGCCTGTTCTGGCTCGCTGGTTCTGCCAAAGAGAAGTAATCTTGGCATCGACTAGATCATCGATATTCACTGGCGTTGCCGAGGTTTCAATTGGACGAACGCCCATTACAGCAATTGCCTCTCCATACTCTCTTTTCAGAGAGCAGAAGTTAACTAATACCGACGCATAATCCGTCTCATCGTCGAAATACATACCAATTGGGACTATGATATGAATTTCGTAATCAAGAATTATAGCCAGAGCATCGATTAAATTGTCCAGATTAAGCTCTTTTAACCTAATCAGATAGATGTATCTGGCTCCAGCAGCATAAGCTTCTTCGAAAGCATTTACAATATCACCGCCAACAAAGCTCTTCCTGGCTTCTATTGGCGAAGTAACATAGGTCAAACTATTATAAGGTCCATCTTCGGCTAATCCTATAAAAACTATATTCTGACCATAGGAGACTTTAGGAGGCTTAACTATTGGCTTTTCATATATCGTATTGAATGTTGGAGCATATGATGCCATATTATACCTCCTTATGCCAGTGGGACTTCTTTGATTAGGTGTCTCATTTTGTAAAGTCCCATAGATTTTTTGTCACTATCAGTAAGCGATCTTTCACATGCAACTTTCCAATATACCAACTGACCTTGTTCGTTATATTTTGGTTCAGAATGGTTTGCTGTATAGAATTCTGCTGTCTGAAATAACGGCAGTCCATCTTCTCCAAATTCGGTGATAACTATATCATCTCCATTATCGATATGCGCGCTTCTAAAGAAATAAAAGAACTTAGCATTGACTGCTGTAGAAACCGGTTCCAAAACTTCTATCATTCTAGGCAATGATTGAGGGATTGATGCTATCTGATACCATGCTCTGTGCTTCTCTATCGTAGGTATCCAACCAGTGCCCAAGCAAATATCATGTCCACTGTCATATGAACGCTCCAGGTCGTTATAGCAGGAACATTTAACTTTTTTGGTATTTCTGATAACAAGCACATAGCGGAAGCCGGAGAACAATTCTCTTACTTGCCAAATGATCGACATAGGATCTTCCGGCTGCTTCTTGCCTCTTGGTCTAAGATATTTCAATGCTATCTCTCCTTAGAAGCTATTTCGTTTATTGAGCGGATAAGGATATAGTTTCTCACCTTTAACTGCAGACTTAGGCAATGGGTATGTATTCCTGCCCATTGTTAAATAGAACTGCGCCCTATTTCTTAGAGCCTCTAATCTTTCAATCATCATCCTATAATCAGATGATAAGTTCATCGGATCTTTAATCAGTAAGTCTCCGATCTGCCTTGTTCCTGCTTGACGCTTGGTATTCTCAAGAGTCTTGGTATGCAGCAGACGCAAGGCTGTTTCATATTTTACATAATCATGGAAAAATATATTGTTATAAGTTTGAGATTGTATTTCTCCTAAATACTCGCTGTTGATGCTTCCATAGGGTTGTGCTGCAATCTGATCTGCCCACAAGCTCACTCTGTGAATAAGCTTAGCAATCTCAAGATCGGTAGCCATCAAAGCTACATCGCCAGTAACTTGCCTGACTTCGCTTATTTTTGAATAATAAGGAGAGAACGGCGTAGCAAATATCCATGTAACATCATCAGAGAGTTGTGAACCGCTGATAGAGGAGATTTCTTTTCTTAATTCAACGGTGATGACTGTATTTTTGTCGTAAGTAACTTCTGTGATAGAAGAAATAGGAGTTGCTGCATCAGGTAGGTTGCCAAAGTGGAACTGAACAACATTGTCAATTACTTCATAGTAACCAATAGCTGTAGTTGGCTCTCCCAGACCCTCAAGATAATCAACTTTGACAATGAAGTTCTGAGGAATTACAGTTGATTCATCGATATTATCAGTAAACTTTACCGTGATAGAAGTTAAATTTGGAACAAATAATTCTTCAGGCCCGGGGATAACTTCTAGGATATCAACTGGGACACTGGGTACATTGGGGGTTGTTGGGGTTGTTCCTGGAATACCAAAAGGAGCACTTACGACATATCTAAATTGTCTTAGATCACTCCATGGCCCTGTTAACGGATTTGTGCTGTTTGAAATAGCTCTTACTCTCCAATAGTATATGCTATCATGGTTAAGAGCAACATCTGGAATAACAGACGTACCGGTTACAATAGAAGAATATAGGGTTGTTCCAAAGGTATTTTCTACGCTAATTTGAAATTCATATTCACTGATACCGGCAACAGAATTCCAAGAGAATTCAGCTAGACCAGTTAAAACTGACCGGTCAGCCGGGGAAACCAAATAGGCTTTGTCTGGGGGGGCAACAGCAGCAGTTACGAAGTTCATATTCCAGTCGGTTCCTAGCATAGTGCCAGTCATCGAATTGATTCCTCTTGTACCGCCATTGATAATTACCTTGTATCTTGTAGAAGGATCCAATCTAACCAGAGGCTTTACTGTGGCAACTTTGGCTGATGGAGTACCTTCTGGAGTATCATATGTTACAACAGTTGGGATTCTGTTTGACGATTCATCTAGCAAAACTATGTTTGATCCAAGCGAATCTTTCTCCATATCGAAGGTGAATGTCACCACAATACTTGTATCAACAGAAACGTCAGATGTGCCGTTTGCTGGCGATACACTTCTTATTATATTACCTAAAGAGTTTAAGTAAGCCACTCACAACACACCTCTTTATATAGGGAGGCAGAATTACTCTGCCTCCCACATTAGATTAGCTTGGATTACTCGCTAAGCATACGAACAACTTCAGGTTTCCTGTAAGTTTGAGCATAAGCGATATTCTTAGCAACACAGATTGCTCTACCGTTGTTCAAAATACCAGGAGCATAACGCTCTTTGATTTTTAACGCACGGATGTCTCTTTCTGGGTTGTCCCATTGTTCAGTACTGATATCCTCTTTGATCAACAGAATGCCGACCTCATTGCGGTCAATTACGTACATATCAAAGATTTTGTCTTCAATATTGAACGGAACGAAAGGAGACAAGGTGATATTCACAGCGAACGGCAATTTACCCTGTACTACGTCAGGAGTAATGTTGATGGTATTATTCGGACCACCAAAAGCTGCAACCGTCATCCGATCTAAGAGCGGGTTCTTCGCAAAGATAGGCCATACCAATGGATGCATAATGATATCAGTTGTGGTGTAGCCGTTAGCAATGTTACCGATCATTAAATCGATGAAGTCCTCAACGCTCAAGGTGTCGTTTGGTTTGTAATCTTCGCCAAGGCCATGGACAGCCAACATAGCATTGTTAGGATCGGAAATATCTTTAGCTTTTACAGGGTCTTTGATGCAATGACCGTGTCTGGAGAATTCCCGGAAGCACCATTCCTCTTTATAACGAGCCATTGCTCGACCGGCTTTTTGGAGCATTACACCGATGACGTCCCATTGAGAATCGGAAATCATTTCGTCGGAAACCCGAACGATAAGACCGACTTTCTGGACCGACACTTCGGTTGTGCTTTCTTGCCAGTTGACATCAACGGTCTCTTGAGGGTAGTTACCCATCTCAGGAACTCTGTCGGCTTTGATGTCGCTCATGGCGGGGAATATAATACTGCGGCCTTCGGTAATACGAACAGGCTTGAACATAGCGCTTGCGATGTACATTGGTTCTGCAGTATCTTTGATAACATCTATGATTGTGGTCTGCAAAAATTGAGAGAGATCTGGGGTAGAAAGAGCTTCTCTGAATGTAATCTTGTCGTTAACTTTCTCCCCGTTTGCCTCAGCCTCAAGCTGCGCGATATATCTTTCAACGAGGCTTAGTTCACCATTCATTGAGTTGTTTCCTCCTTATTGGTTTTGTGTTATTTATTAGAATTTGAGCAAGATTCTTGCTACGCCAACAGAGCCTAAGTAATCCCAAGAAGCAGGCATACCGACTAATGATTTCGGATCTACTTTGTAGGTCACAACAACAGTTTCAGCTGTCGGTGTAGCGGCTTCGTCGGAAACAACAGTAAGAATCTGGGTAGCAGGATCATAGGTGTAGTATGGTTCGGTTGGAGTTGCAGGAATTTCAGTAGCTTTATCTACTTCATTGCCATTTAATGTAACCGTAATTGACTCAGGATCGACCTTAGCCACTGGGTCAAGCGGGCAGTTAACAGTAGTTTCGCCTACTGCTAAAGTGAATTTTTGGATACGAACAGTCTTGGCGGCGTTCTTACCGTCAGTCAGTCCAGGTTGACCATTACCGATTGTTTTCCAAGCACTGTGCTCGGCGTTTGGTCTCATATAGTCGCTTGTGTATGGATATGTGTAATCAGGATCATAGATCGGTCCACCATCAGCAGGAGCTGGTTCTGGAGTGAACGGCTCGCGGTCGCTATTGCGGCCTTCATAGACTTGTTCGACATATTGCAGCCAGCCAAGAGGCGGCATATCGGTGTCAAGCTCTAAGCATTGACCAACGATCAAATGCGCAGAGTCATTGGGAGAATTCCATCTTACAAATTTACCGCAAGGGCCAGCCTTGACATAGTCTCCAGCAGCCAATTCGTTAGCGGTGCTGATATCGCCCTTGCTAACGTTTGTGGCGCAACCCCACATCATTTTGAGTTTTCCCATTGTAGGCATGCCAGAGCCAGTAATTGTAACAACGCCAGATTCGCTAACTCCGTCGCCGTATACATCCTCTGGGTTCGCTATATAAGGAACCTCGATGTATTCACGTGTGATGATAGCAGGTTGGAAATCATCAGCGCCAAACATGTCATGGTATACATTGCCATCTGTATCAAATCTGTTGAAATAGTTGTAAGGAGCAACACCTACTGCGTTGTTGTTAGCACCATCAGCAACGGTGATGATGTTGCGGTATTTTCCTGTGAGGTAGTCTTTGGCTCTACCTTTGACAGCAACGATTGTGCCTTTCGGAACAACAACTTTGCTGAGTCTCCGACCTACAGCATAAGGATAGCTGAACAAGCCTTTTAAGTTATTGTCGATTATCCACTGACCGACAGGCGAATCGCCAGGAGACTTGATAAGATTGGTGTGAGAGCGAATAACATTTGAAGGGGTGGCTCCACCATTAGTATAAAGTGCCATTTACTTATTTTCCTCCTCGTTTAATTTGTGGGACGCCTTTCTTGGTCATTAGACCCTTAAAGACATCTTTTGGTGTAAGATTTTCTTTGTCAATAACTGGTGGTTTCTTCTCGCCATCGCTGTTTTCGATAACCTCTACTCCATTTTGGCTATTGTCGGCAAGTCCTGGATTAGAGATTTTCTCGATGACACGAGATGTAACCGGTTTTCGATGAGATAGATCATCGAGAGTATCACGCAGCGATTGCTCTGTTCTAGCGATAAGCCGTTGTGTTTCATTTTCTACATCTTCTTCGGTGATGTCACCAAGTTGCAGCTTAAGATTCACAACTTGCTCAACAAGATTTTGCAAAGCAGCTGCTTTAAGTTCTGCAATTTGCGCTGTAAGTGCTTGATTCTCAGCAGTGAGAGCATCGTTGCTGGCCTGGAGTCCAGCAATTCTGTCTTCTAGTGCATTAATATCTTCCGTAGATTCGGAAGTCTCACTTTCTGCTTCTGGAGCAACACCTAATTCGGTTGCAATAGCTTTGATTTTTTCTACCAATGCATTGTAGTTGTTTTGTAATTCAGCAACTTGATTGGTAAGTTCATTTACTCTGCTATTGGCTTCGTCTAAATCTTCCTGAAGTTCATCAAGAGTTGTTTGCTCGGCTTCTTCATCTTGATGTTCAGTCGGATCTATTGTTTCTTCTTCGTTATCTGTTTGGTCTTCACTGAAAAACTGAAGATCAAACTTTAACTTATCCTGTTTCATAAATGTCCTCCTTCGTGATTATTTCTTTTTATCTTTTTTAGCCTGAGCTCTAGTCCTTTCTTTGAGATCTTCTGGTAATGTATCATCTAGACCATCTATCATTCTGTGTTTCCATTCTTTATTAAGGATGATTCGGACTACTCTAGCATGCTCTTTTTTAATTTGGTCTTTGGTCCAGTTTGTGTTGCCTTTTCTCCAGTAGCCATGCAACAAGTTGTGACCATAGTAGGCTTGTTTCTGGTTTCCGGTCTTCATCTTACCAATTGGTGTTTTCTTATCTTTGCCTTTTGGACGATTTGGATCCTCGCCAGCTTTCGACTCATCAGAAACAGATGGTTCATTTTCTTCTTCGTATATCTTAATATTGAATGGTACGTAGAAGTATTCTTGCATGTACTCTGTTCTAGGAATTAATACTAAACCTTTGTCGGTTATTGCATATAGCTCATCTCTTGATAGATCATATAGCCTATGTTGTTGTAAGTCCTTAATGAGAAATCCTAGATTTGTCAAAGTTGACTCTTTGTTAGTAATTGGAATTTCTTTTACTCCTGCCAATTCATCAGAAGGGGCATTAACAAAAGAGCATTCACCAAACCATAATTCTCCCATAGACCAATAACAGAGTTTGCTATCATAGACACGACCTCTACGATGGTCGCACCACTCTTCAACCTGGTTCTTCTTACAAATACTACAGAATGCAGCATTTGTATCAGCACCAATACTGACGGTTGAATATCTTCCGTCAAGAACTTTGAGAGCAGCTTCTGGGTCAGTTATTTCAGGATAAATAACAATACCTGGGATACCTGCTGAAGTTCTACTCTTGTATTCGGCTTTGACTATTCTACCAAGAGGATCTACCTCAATATCGTGATTAACCAACATCGGCTTATTAAAGGGAGTTGTCCACGAGTAAACACCACTAGGTCTTTTCTCTCCGGTTTCTGGAATTACATAGTCTTCTTTGCCCTTAAGCCTGCTGGGCCCATAGAAGGTCATATTCCTGGTAACCTTAGAGTGAATAGCTTCGATAGTCGGTATCAACACACCATTGTTGGATTCAATGAGTTTCTTTGCTTTATAAGATATCTCTTCTTGATTAGCCCCAAGAGTAACTTCAACACTCTCAGTTAAGTGGATTAATTTCATCTTTTTCGAAGTCACCTCTTTATTGTCACATGGCAACTACATCCATGGTGCCATGGCGGGATAACATTCATTATGCTTTTCCCTTTAATAAGCTTAATTGTATCTTGGTTGTGTTTTTCGCATATATCACATTTTCCACCGTTAGCGATAAGCTCTTCTCTACCATATCCAAGAGCAGTAAAAGCATAGCCGCAATTATAAGAGAATCGTGAATGATATTTAGCCATCAAGTCGATTCTATATTCTGTTGCGTCAAAAACAGCAGAGACAAAGTGGATTTTTTCTTTAGCATCTTGTTTTGTCTTGGCAGTGTCCAGTATCTTTCTAAGATCATCTAGAATGCGATCTATATTTTGCTCTGCTCTGTAGCTGATTGTTCTCTTTGTAACACCGCTGTACTCTGGGGTTCTTGTAACTTTGCAATCTCTTTGGCAATCAGATGCACCAAGATCAAATGCGCTATCTATGCATTTCGATGCTTGTGTTAAAATTCTGTCCTTAGCTAGCGACATATACAGCTCAATTTGATCTTCTCTGTTAGACGAAATAGAGGATATAACATCATTGCGGAGAGATCTAAAGCTATCAATCAAAGTTGAGAAATACTCTTTAATCTTTAAATCTCTGAAGGACTCAGAGAATAGAGGATCTTCTGTTGAAGATGTTTTCTTTGGACTTGTCTTGGTTCCATATTGATTACGAGGCTTTTGCTTGTTATTAGTTTCTGGATCTCCTGGTTCGTCGTCAGGAGCACTAGCTTTTGCTTGAGCAGAAGGTATTGTAATCCTGTTAAGAAACATCTCGGATTCATTTACTTCTGGATCCATACCTAATTTCAATCGCATCTCTTGGAAAGAGATTGCGTTATGCTCATATTCAAAGATTGCTTGATTGCGAACTTTGATCATTTCGTCTACGGCTATTTCTTGGAAGTCGAAATAGACCATATCGTCTGGATTGATTACAGGATCAAAGCCGCCTTCCATCAGCAGCTCTTTGGTTATTCTAAAGTTTATTTCATCTTCAATCAAGGTTTGCAACGCACGAATTCTATCATGCATCTCTACCGTAAGATTTTCAG